TTGTACATTAGTAGACACCTTTAAAATTCATTCCTTGTATTGCCATACCACCACCTCTAACTTTAACTGTTTTTAAAGTTTTAGCTTGTGCAGCATGTAATTTAGATGCCTTCTTAAGACCTTTAATTACTTTTTTAATTTTAGCATCACCACCTTTAGATTTTTTTAAAACTCTTCTAGATCGTTTATTTAAATTGTTATCTGTAAGAATATCATATGCCTTTTTCTTTTTCATGTATTCATAATCTGGCTTTTGAATACCCATTTTCTTTTTTCTTTTTGGCAAAGGCGGATTTACAGGAATTTTTCTTTGTCCATCATTTGATAAAATATCATACGCCTGCTTCTTTTTTAAATATTCAGTATCTAATCTTCTAGGATTATTAGATTTTATTCTTCTCATCCTTGGCATTGGACGTTCAATAAATTCACCATCATTAGCTTTCTTTGGTTTACCCACAGCTATCATAATAGCTATTGCTTTTCCTTTTTTTGCTTTCATCAGTCCTGACTTTTGTAATCTACCCATTCCTGATTGTGCACCTGCAGTAACAGCCATACCAACTTTAGCACCTGCTGGTTTTGGTCCTCTAAAATCTTTTCTTTTAGTTCCTGATGGATCTTTTATTTTTCCTGCACAAATTTTACTCGCATATGCATTAGCATATGCACTGGGATATACCTTGAACTTTCGCTTTGCTGCGGCTTTTCCTCTTGGGCATAGTTTTGTCATATCTGTTGCATCCTTTTATCTGTAGATAATATATTTTTTTCTGCTTTAGGTCTAGACTGTGAATCTTTACTTCTTTTTCTTAGTTGAGCTACAGCAGAATCTTTCATTCTTTTTTCTCTTATTTGTTTTTCTAGATCTCTTACTAAATTCATTTTTTACCTCCACCATTACGGAAGATTTGAGTTCCCTTTATCCCATAAATGCTCGCCACGACCAAAATCCAGAGATTTGTGAACCAGCTCGGAAGCTGCGAGAACATATCGAAGAACAATTTTACCTTGTCCATTGCTGTCGGATCGTCAGATACGACTGCCCAGGCCAGCACCAAAACGGGCAAACTTAAAATTATCAAAACTGCCTCGTCTTTCCAGTCTGACTGCCGAGCTTCTAGAAGTTTACCTTGGTAAGCTTCCTGACCTTCAGCCATTTTAGTAGCATGCATAAGCTGTGCTTCTGACATTGCCATTTTTGTCTTCTGCTTGTTAGCATAAATCTTACTTCCAGCAGAGACGGCTAATTTAATTGCGCTTAACCACATTTTCGTATTTCTCCTGTCTTCGTTGACACATATATTCTATCATCATCTCAATACATTCGTAAGCCCTACCACCTGAGAGCTTCCATTTGTATGTTTGTGACCAATGGGCTTTTCTTAATTTAGGTTTTACTACATTTCCACCGAAAAACTCGGCAAATTTATCTACAGAATCTTTATCACACATTTCAACAGAACATTGAAACGATTTTCTACCGTCACCTTTACCCCAAACACCAAAACTACCTTCGCCATCAAACAATCCAGCTAAAAATAATAGTTTATTTCTTTCGTTTAAGTTTTCGTAAGACTTTTTTTGCATCTTTAACTGAAATTCCTTGTGAATTTGGTCCCTTCTTGGGTGGTGGCCCAGATTTAACTCCTCCACTTAGTCCTTTTTCGTTATTTTTTCTCATTTACGTCTTTTATATCTTCCTTTTGATCTTACTTTCTCTTGACCAAATTTTTTTGAAGTTTTGTAACTTGAACTTAAAATATAATCATCTGCCATTTTTTCAATTTCTTTAATATCATCAGCTTCTATTTTTTTTTCTGATTTTTTTAATTTTGCTTTTAAATAACTAGCTGCGTTTTTATAAATTTTATTACCAAGTTGGTATCTAGACATTATTTCTTCTCAAGTTTTTTCTCTGCAATCTCTAATCTATCATCTGATTGTTGATCTTGCTGTGCAAGTCTATCATATTCAAATTCTAGACGTTGTGCGTTTCTTTGATTTTCTTGATCTGCCTTAAATTTTGTTTCTTCTGCTTTTCTTTGTAAATCCATAGCTCTTAAATCTATTTCTTGTTGCTTAATTCTAACAAGTGGATCTTCTTTAGAAGCATTTTGTTGCATTTCAGTTTGTGCAAGTTCTTGTGTAATTCTTGCAGCAACTTTTGCAACCTCTGCTTCAAAAGCAATACTAAATTGTTCGGGATCTGCTTGTGCTAACTGTTGCATTTGTGGGTTTTCCATCATCACAGCTTTAACTTCCGCTTTGGCTTTGAATGAAACGTGATCAGATATGTGTGATTGCATTAATGCATAAACTTGTGGATTAATTTGTACCATTCTTGTAGCCATAAATGCCATGTGGGCAGCAATATGTGCATCATGATCTTGAAATTCAAACGCTGTTAACAACTTCATTTGTAAAGCACGTGCATTTTCTTTTGCAGGATCTTGTGGTTCAGGTTGTTTTGGTGGTGGTTTAAGTAAAGCTTCAATTTGTTTTGTACCTAAAGCTTCATAAACACGTCTATATGCTTCATGAATATTATGAATTGCAGGATTTGATTGTGCAATTTGTAATTGCGATTGTGCAAGTGTAACTCTTTGAGCCATACTCATAATATTTGGGTCCGCAACAGGTAAAATATCTACTCTGTTATCAAAATCCATCTGTTTTATTTCTCTTGGACCACCGTAAACATCATAAGGATACACTGGGGGTAAAGATTCTCCACAAATTCTTGCTAAAATTTTAAATTCAAGTCTCATTGCGTAGTAACATCGTTTGTGAACACCACTCATAACACGTGAACCACGTTCCATAAGTGCCATCGTTGTGCCAACAGCTCTGTTTTGAGCATCATTACCAATGTTTGAGTCTGTGATTGCAGCAAATTTTTGTCCTGCTTGTACTACAAAACCCATCAAGTTGTATAAAGTTGGTGATGGTTCTGTAAATGGTAAATTAAAAAACTGATCTCTAATGTTTCCGCCAGGCGCATCTACATCTCTAAACTCTCCAGGCTGTATTGGTTGATCGTCATCTCTTACTCTCATACCTCTAGACTTAAATCCTGCAGGTAAATTTTTTAAAGTTCCTGCATCTATCAATTGTCTAAGTGATTGTGTTGCTGCTTGAGACAAACCACCAATCATGTGAGTTAGACCAAAACCATAGAAACCTAAACCAGGTAAAAATTTATAATGAACAAAATATTCTATTCTTTGGTATGATGGATCATCAGGTTGATAATTTCTATAAATAGATAGAACTTCTCCTGAACCCTCATCAATAGTTACGATATAAGGTATTTTAATTTTTTTTGCTTTGTCATCAAAGTCTTCAAAGTCTTCTAAGTTAAGATCGACATGCATCTCTAAAATTGTATGTAAGTAATCCGATCCTGTGCCCTTGATACCTTCAAGTTCATTTAATTTTTTTTCTACTTGATCAGGCTCACTGTTTGAATCAATCAAATCTATATCTCTGTAAGAACCTGCAGCCATTTTTTTAGTAACTTCATTAGCTGTCATTTTAATTACGTGAGAGATTCTTTCACAATCTTTTAAATCTGATGCATAATAGGGTACGACTAAATCCTCAGCTGGTATAAATTTAGATACAGGTCTATCTAACATTGCGTCATAATAAATTTTCTTAAATGTAGAACCTGATAGTGGTAAATAAAATAACATTTGATCCATGTCAGTAGTGTAGTCTTCCATTTCCTCCATCAACAAATAGTTCATGTAATCTTTGACTCTATCTGCCTGGGCTTCGGTAGCCGGTGTTTGTAAGCCTACAACTTGTGTCCGTACAGGACCATCAGAAGGCACTAGCTCTTTGTAAGCTTGTGCTTGGAATTGCGTAACAGACTCCGCTAACAACGGATGAGTGACACCAGATGCGCCTTTAAATGGTTTTGTGACTTCTTGATACTTAGTGCCTAAAAGATCTAAACCTTTTATGTAAGCATCTTCCCATTCTTTTCTAGAAGTTTTATCTTTTTTGTATTCTTGGATAAGTTCCATACCCATATCTTTAAGGGTACGTTCATCCATATTTTCTGCAAGGTTTGCATTGAAATCATCTTGAGGTCTTTCCTCAACCATTTCTTCTTCACCTTCAACTGTCACATCAACAGGTAAACCGTCAGGTTGTTCTTGAATTTCTTCTTCTTTGATCTCTTCTGTTACTTTTTCGATTGCCATAATTAATTGTACCTTATTGGTTTAAACATATCTACTACAAGTCCACCGAGTTTCTTGTAGGTTTTTTGTGTGCCTCTCATTAGGGGGTTCACTTTAATCGCAAAAGCATCAAAATACAAGGCAGGATTAGAAGATTCTATAAATGTATATCCACTACCATCAGCACTTGAAACATCTTCATGATATGTGCTTTTTACTTCTTTACCTGAAAGTTTATGTCTATCAGGGTATTTAAATCTATCTGTTGATATTTTTTTGTAAGGTTTAGATGGATCAGATAAAGATATTTTTGTTGATCCTGCTTTTGATCCATATAATCTAGCTGCTCTTTTCATTAGATTTGGCATTACTGAAGTACCACTTTTATTAATACCTTTACCATTTGCATAGCCGTAGAATCTTTCGTTACCCGCTTTGTAGCCTTGACGGAAACTTAATTTGTCAAACGGGGCAACGGCTACGTAATCAACATTTTCTCTTGCTGCTCTTTGCATCAAATATTTTAGTGCATGATCTCCGTATTGATCTGCTTCAACCATAGGAAAATAATCATCTGAGCCACCTTTAGCTGTCATTCTCTGTATTGACTGTGTTGTCTTAGCTAATTTATTTGATATAGCACTTGCAGCAACGCTATCATTTTTTGACATTGCATCTTCTAAAGAAGTTATAAGCTTTGATCTTTCGTTATTAAGTAATTTTATTTCAATATCTTTTTGAAAAGGATTAATTCTTTTTACACCATCAAGCTGTTCAAATTTTTGTAAATTTTTTGCAATACTTTGGTTTACATCAGATTGTATTTCATTAATCATAAATACTTTTTTACCATCAGGTGTAAACCTTGTATCAAATCTAATATGATAAATATTATTTGTTTCTTTACCAAGAACATCTGAAAAGTGACCACCTGTATTGAAAGGTGATCTGTTGGTAATAATCTCTTCTGGAAGAGTCATGATAGTTTCTCTGTAATTAGTTCCACCATCAAGTGTATAATTTCTCTCACCACCATAGTACGTTTTTGTATTTCTTAGTGGAGCTGCTGCTGCATTTAATTCACCTTCTAATTTGTTTAAAACTAATTTTTGTGACTTATCAAAATTAGGTCTAGCCTTTGCCATTTTTAAAGCTTTGCTTAAATTTCTAAAAGCTCCTTGTCCCATCTCTCCATTTTTTATTGCAAGTAGTTCAAACTGAGCATCACTAATTTGTCTAACTATATCATCATCGTTTCTATATTTTACTTTTAATGCTTGTAATCTATCTCCAAGTATTTTTGCAGTGTTATCAAATTTTTCTCCAGCACCTGATGGTCTACCTAACTCAACTGGTTTCAATCTGTTCATAGGATTTAATTTAATCATTGCACCAAGTTCATTGGCATCTAATTTTATTCCAAACTTTTTGGCTGCTGCTAACAAACCTCCAGTTAAATTGCCTTGTTGATCAAATACAGCAACATTAGTATCAAACAATTCTTCTTTTGATATATTTACCTCTTTACCTACAAAGGGTCCTGAATCGTATTTAAATTTTTTCTCTGCTCTTTCTATTCTTGTTGATGGTTTACCAAACACAGTAAAGTTTACTTTTCTTGTTGAAGTTAAATGATCTAGCCACTCATCTGCAGTATAAGATCCTCTACCTTTTCTCATTACCCAATCATATGTAGATGATCCAAAGCCTGGAGCCGTGTCATCACCCATCTGTAGTGGTTTTGTTTTTTTAAGAACTATTGGTGGGTTTTTTATTTCTTGTGTAGCTAACTCTTGACCTTGAGCCTGTGATGGCTTTGGTTGATAAGTTATCTGTTTTTGTTGTGTTCCGGTGGTCGGTGTTGCTGATTCTTTTTTACCACCAAGAATCCTTCGGCCGATCCCTCGTAAAATATTCGTAAGGGACATTGTCCCTCCTAGTACATTTTTGTAGGTTTGTTTTTACCTAGTTTGCATTTTACTTTTATAGACTTACCTGTTTTTAATCCAACACCAGGTGTTCTTTCATCATAACCTTTGAAACCTGTTTCAATAGTACCACCAGATGGTCTAGCATAGTTTAATGTTGTTTTACCTTTTGAACCTGTTAGCATCATAGATGTACTAGGCATACCTGTACGCTTACTACCAGTCATTCCTGCTTTACTTAAAACTGTTGGAGAAGCATCATAAACTTTTCCTCTAAATCTTCCGTGTTTATCTGCTTTATATTTTTTTGGTCGTTGTGAATGTCCAGCTTTTTCTTTAATATCTTTTTGCATCGAAACTTGTTTATCAGTAAAACCAGAATCTTTTTTTGCTTTGTATTTATATATTTTGTTTTTCATTAAATTTATTGTTTCTGATTTTTTAACTCCTTGTTGTTTCTGAGCTGCACCTAATGCTCCAAGTCCTGCTGAAGGTCTTGCTCTTCGAGCTTTTGATCTTGAACTTGAACTTGGTCTTCCAGCCGCTCTATCTTTTCTAGATGCTTCTAGACCTTCTAATAATCTTTCTTTTTTCATAGGGCTAACTTTGTCTTTTAAACTTTCTCTTACACCTTGTCCAATTTTTCTCCCTGCATATCCTTTTGTATATGAAGATTCTCCACCTTCAACATACCTTCGCATCATGCCACCACCCATTTTTTTATTATCTCTTTTAATTTTAATTTGACCTGTTTCTTTATCTACGGTAGTAGCGTCTCTAAACTTTTTACCTTGACCTGTTTTATTCATATCTCTTGCGCCAGCTCTACTCATATCGTAATATTTTTTTTGATCTTTTTTACTATCACCTAACATAAAAAATTTTTTAT